TACCCACCAAGAGCGATTTCCAAGTTTTGTTGTTGAACCAAGTCCTCTTGCCATCACAAGTGTATCTTTAGGATTTATCTTAAATGGTTTATCGTACTTAACATCAGACTTCATTGTAGGAAGTTCTACCTGTCCTTTTTCGTCAACAGGAAAAGAATATACCAATTCACTCTCCCCATCACTTTCCATATAAGAACCAGAAAATTCTGCAAGATATACCTGTATGCCCATCTTTGCAGCAATCTTACGAATCAATGGGCCCGTTTCATTTGGGTCTAAAGGGTCGTCATGCGAAAGAATCAACAGTTTATACTTTTGCTCTTTTGGTTCTTCAGTGATGAATTGTGAGAATGATTCTGTCAATTTAAACTTCTCTCTTTTTACCGATATTATATTTTGTTTCCAACTCCCACTCACCCTTATCTTTAAAAGCAATAACTTTAATTTGCGATAGTGGAGCCTTTGGTTCTACACTTCCAATAATTTCAATTAGTCCCCAATCCCCTAGTAAACTAGCGATAGAGTTACGTCTTGATATATCGTTCTCATTTAGGTTTGTATCTTTACCATCCAATGCAAACAATTCTTTAAAATGCACAATGTAGTATCTACCTTGTTTATGTAGGATGTGACAGGATTGATACAGTTTTTTCTCTTTACGAGAAGCAACACCAATTCTTGATAGTGTCTCACGAACCTTTAAGAAGTCATCTGGTTCTTTTAGTTTTACTTCCAACATCTTTTCTGGATGCCATTCAATTTCATTCATTGTCTTCCACCTTTGTTCAAACTATCTTTGATAGTCTTTATCTGATCATTATCAAGTATTCTCAGAGCGGCTTTTGCTTTTTCATTACTATATCCAAAATACTCTTTTACATACTCTAAATCTTTCAACTTATCTCCTTTTACCCAAGGAGCATACCGTTTCTTCGATCTAATAGTATTTAGGAAAAAATCATATTGGAGTTTTGATGGTAGGTGGTGACGAATGTTCATCTCATTAACTAACATAATGGTATCATTAAAGGGCGCTAAACACTTATTAATGATATAGGGAGAGTACTTCTTCTCCCACATAGGATCATCTGATTCCATCAGATTTTCCTTTGTTTCGTTGATAGATTTGAGATAATGTTTTAGTTCATATCCACTCATTTCCAATTCACCTGTGACATAACCTCAACCATATATGCAAGCATATTGATTTCTTGATCTGCGACAAAGGCTGACTTGTAAGAATAGTCTGCTGTTGCAAGAACAAGATGGGGAACAGTCTGTGGTTGGATTTCTTCATAAAGTGCATCATAGATATTACGATATACACGAGTAGGGTCATTGTCTAGATTGTTAGCAATCCATTTACGAATAGACTTGAAGTCTTGTCCTTTAAGAAACTTAGTCAAGTCTCTCATATTCGTTTCTGATAAATTGACAAGGATACCAGCATCAATCATACCAGATGCAGAATATCTTTGCAGTTCGTTTAGAACCCTTCTCCAATCTGGGAAGTGTTTTTCTACGATACCAGCAACTGCCTTTGGTTCAAACTGTACACCTTCTGTTGTAAGAACATCTTGTACACGATGAAAGAACTCACCAGCAAGTTTAGGTTTTTCAGATTTTGGAATGCGAAACTCTACAACAGAACATCTACTGTGAAGAGGATCAATGATTCGATTCTTGAAGTTGCAAGTAAGAATGAACCCACAATTCTTGTGGAACTCCTCAATGAATCCACGCAGCGCTGGTTGTGTAGATTGTGGGTTGAGATAGTCTGCTTCATCTAAGATTACAAATTTACGATTACCATCCATAGAGACAGTAGAAGCAAAGTTCTTAATCTTATTTCTAAGAACATCAATACCTGATTCCTCAGAACCGTTAATCATCATATAGGTAGCGCCGAGTTCATTCAACATTGCTTTCGCAACAGTTGTCTTACCAACGCCTGGCCCACCAGATAAAAGTAGATTTGGAATATGTCCTTCATCTACAAATGTCTGGAAGGTTTTCTTTAAGTCTTCAGTAAGTACACACTCACTGATAGTTTTGGGTCGGTATTTCTCCACCCATAACGTCACATCATTCATAATATATTCCTTCTGGTTTAGGATGCTTCGAGAGCAATAAAGTATTCAACAGATTTCGTAATGTTTGAAAAATGTGAAATGCCTTTTGAGGATACTTGTACCTTATAATCACCAGCAAGAAGTTTAAGATTTTCTACTTTAAAGAAGTAGGTAAAGTCGGTTGGAGAGTTTTCACCAACTGCAATACTAAAGTCATTTGATGTCTCATTCTTACGGTCAGTAACAGTAAGACTAATATCACCACCAGCAGTTCCTTTAAGAACTACATCTGGGACACCAAGTACAGCAGACGCTTTCAAGATTTGATTGAACGTATCTTGTGTAAACGTAAACTCCACATCAACAGAAGGCATAGTGATTTCTGTTTTTGGTGCAGTTATAATAGATGGGTCACTAAACATATAAGTCAGTTTACTGCCTCCACCTTCTTCACTAAACCTTACACTTTTCTCATCAAAAGTTAATGTAGGGTCTTTGAATAATGACATTGCAGACAAGAACTCATTCAAGTCATAGATTGCAAATTCATTAGTGAAAGTATCTGGAATAGTTGCTTTGGAAACAATGTTTTTCATTGCAGACATTGTTCCTATCACACTACCATTTTTTACCAGAAGATTCTGGTTAATCGTTGAGAAGTTCTTTAGAACCTCTTTGGTATCATTACTAAGTTTCATTCAATTATTCTCCGTATGTATCGTGATTATGAAGTGCCATTATACCATAATGGATCACCTTTAGCAAGTCTTTTCTGTTCTTGCCTTCCTTTTTTCCGTACCGTTGTGCATATTTTAATATGTTACCGATACAAAAACCTTCGCCATGGCCACCGTCCATGATAAATTCTGTTGCTTGAAATTTGTTTTTGGAATAATGCTCACCATAAGTAGCATCAATATAAGTTTTTAGTTCTTCAAGAATTCTGTCTTCTGAGTATTTGTATTCTACTTTTTTCACATTCGCATCCTATAAATTTTTATTATTCTTTACTATAACATAAAAGAACGCCCCTGTCAAGAGGCGTTCTCACTTTTATTTGATTTTAATCACTTTAGGTTTCTTCTCCTCTGGAATAATTCTTTCCAAATTGATATAAAGCAATCCGTCTTTCATATCAGCACCATTTACAAAAACGTCTTCTGCAAGTGTAAATAATTTCTTGAATGACCTTTGCGAAATACCTTTATGAAGATACTCTGTCGTGTCTACTTCAGTCTTATCCACACCAGAATCCTTTGACTGAACCATAAGAGTATTCTCTTTTGTTTCAATCGCAATATCGTCTTTTGAAAACCCAGCAACTGCCATTTCAATAATGTAATTATCATCACTAAGTTTTACGATATTATATGGGGGGTAAGTAAAGTTTTTCGATGAATTATTAAGCATCGAATCAAACATTCTATCGAAACCGATAGAGTAAGTGTTAACCCTTGATGGGTCAATAGTTAAAGATGTATTCATGTTTTTCTCCTTTGTTAAGCAAGATACATTTGATACCTGATTATTCAGCATATCACGTTTATTTATAACGGTGGTTTTTAGGGAGAACCACCAAACTCCAATTTGTGACACAGAGTAAGCATTAATTTGTGTCAACGGGGCGTCTTACGAACAGCACCCTTATTATATAGGTATCCAAGAGGGGTTTTGCAACCCCTCTCTTCAACTTTTTTTATGCAGCGTCAGCGTATTCAAGCGCCTTATCTAGTGCATTCAACTTCACTTTACGATTACGTCCGTACCATGAAGATACCAAACGCCCATCATTTGAACGACCTTGAAGGTGGTCAGTCATATGTGTCACCGAGTTAAATGCAGTCCACCAAGAACCTTGAGCAAACTCTGCACCTGGCTGGATATCCAAATTCTCAAAAGCACTCTTAGCGTTACGAGATGTAAAAGGAGTAACATTGTCAACCTTTTCTTTCGCAGGCGCACCGAACACTTCATTGAAGTATTGGATAACATTGTCAGAAGTGTACCTTTTAGTACCAAGATAAGCAGCCATTGACTTATACTCTTCCATCTTCTGACGAGCAATACCCATCTGCTCTTTCACTTCACTAGGGTCAAACGCCTTTCGGTGATTAACCGTTACCATCTTATCAGCATTCTGAGATAGAGACAATGTGAGGGTATTGTTACATACCACACGAATAGGGGTCATGCGAATATTAATCGCTTTACCGAATTGGTGTGGGTTTGTGAACAGAAAGTAATTATCTGTCACATCACCATTGAACAACTCAAAAGACTCTTTAGTCTTTGCAAGTGCCCAAACCATTTGTCCATCCTTGAGTGAACCAGCAGTGTGCATTTCCATGTCACCAGCCATTACATACTCATGGAAGAATTCAAAGGCTTCATTGTTCTGCACTGGATTCCAACCAGTTCCAACAACATCTAATACAGTGTTGTCTGAGGTACGAACAAGCGCCTCTTTGTTTTTAATCTTTACACCATTTGCAGTCACAAGTGGTTGTTTTTCTACTGTCCAATCGAGTCCAGCAACTTTCTGGAATTGATCAGGTGTAAGTTCTTCTTCTACCTTAGTTCCAAGTCCGTGCCAAGGTAATTCTCCAACGTATGCCATTTGAGCGTTACCATTTACAATTTCAAGTTCGTGTGCCATAATATATTTTCTCCGTTTGTTTTCTCAGTTTCTATATTCATTATATACGTTATAATAACAAATGTCAAGATGTTTTTAGAACTTTTTATAATTTAATTTCATAATCATTCCTCTTTCAACTCATCTTACTTATACAGTATACCTGTTATTATAACAAATGTCAAGAGAAAAATGAACTTTTTTGAAATTA